GCACCCTCGGCGACCACCGAGCACTGGCGAACATTGAGAAGCAATTCCGCCGCTCGCTCGCCAGCGCCTGACCTGCCATCCTACCATGCCCCCGCCTCAGGGGGCAGTCGGACAGTAACGGTATAACGTTATCGTTATAGCGGCGCGGCCGAGCGAAAAGTCATAGATACTATTAACCTACAAAACTTTGAAAACGCTCGATAGATTACACGTTCATAAAAAAAATTTTTCCCAAATCAAAATGACTCAAAAACCTCTAAGTACTCGGACGACCAAAAGAGAAGAGTTTTCGTATATCTTCATAGTACTCAAAGAACTCGGAAAAATGCTTCTAGAAAGCTTGACAAAGCGTAGAGGGACTGCTAAGATTGAGATATCTCAAAAGACAACATCATGAAAACTCTCAGTGTTCTCGGAATGGCGTTGGCAACCCTCTCATTTCCTTTGAGTGCCTTTGCAACTGCCGCTCATTCACAAGCAATTTCTACCGAATGGTCAGATAAACCAATGGGTGCGACATATTTTCTGAAAAATGGTACAAGAATTCATATTACTTCAGGACCAGGCATTAATGCCAAAATGAAAGAAGTTGAAGCATGGATCAAAGCTCAGGAAGGTTCGCAGGTTGCTCAGTATGCCCCTCCTGCTCAAGTGCAGTATCAACCCCCCAGTTTCTTTCAAGGCTCGTCAGGAGCGCCTGTGGTAGTCCCTCCGACTGTGATCAACACACAACCCAACAAGTGCCGTCAAAAGCGTATTAATCTTCTGCTGGTGTTTGATGTAGAATCTTCCGATTGTTGATGGAACAAGTAACCCATATACTTGTAGATCATAATAACTACAGCATTACAATATGTGGCAACAGGGGATCTCAACGAACATTGAGATTCCATTTTGTTGTTTTTTATGATGCATTAGAATATTGTGCTTCTCGTATGAGAGCAGAACATATTTTGTACATAAGTTGATATATAATGAAGTTGTATAAACATTATGACCCCACACATTTACGAAACAACCGTAGAATATAACGAAGATTTTGATGAATATTACATGACATTACCTGATGAACTGACTGATTTGGTTGGTTGGGAAGAAGGTGATGTAGTGGAATGGAAAATTAATAAAGATGGTTCAGTACTTTTAGAGAAAGTAGACGAATTTTTTGACGAAAGCGAAGAAAATGATTGAAGACAAAACGATACAATACAAGATTGTAGATAAAGAAGGTAAAGTTGTTGAAGACGTATCATTCAACGATTATGATAAACTGGCAGATCATATGCTTGGTTTAGCAGAAAAATGGTATAATGGATTGTATGATGCTGATGATACGTTAGAGATTTCTACATTTGACAAAACTGGAGAATTGATTTACTCCGATACTGCAACATTTGGAGAAACGATGAATGACGAATCAAGTTTGGAAGACGAGCTTAAGCAACTTGCTGAACTCCAACACCAACCAGCAGGTGAAGGATTTGGAGGAAACACTAAAAAATCTGGAAAAAAGACTAAAAAGCGTTGAAAATCGCCTAGCACAAATTCCACATCCCTTCGTTATACTATACAGACCACCAAACTCGGAGTATGTAAAGCTTAACGAAGCTTTGGATTCTTTGTTTGATCGTCTAAATATTGTAGAACAACAGTTGAAGTAATGCCAGGAATTGCAAGACAAGGCGATAATGTAATAACTGGGCATGGTTGTGATACCACGACAACGATACAGCAGGGGTCTCCCAACGTTCGTATCAACGGAAGAGGGGCAGCTTATGCAGGTGCTGCGTTAGCACCCCACACAATTACGAATTCTGTTCCAATACCACCGTGCATTTCACACTCAGCGCAGGTCAATGCAGGTTATGGAAGAGTTCTTGTCAACGGCAGACCCATTGCAAGATATGGAGATTCTGCAGATGCTGGCACAATTTCAAGTTCATCTGGAGATGTCTTGACAAGCGGGTAAAAATATTGTATACTATTGAAGTTATTGAGGTAACAAATGGCAAAATCACCAAGTTTTAACAAGTCAAGTTATGTTCCTGGCAAACCTAAATGCACTCGTCAAGGTCGCAGTAAAAATACAAACCTTGCTGCATCCGCACGTAATGGACGCAAAAAGCGTTATCGTGGGCAGGGAAGGTAAAAAATAGCACTCAAAGACGCTTTTTAGCGTCTTTTTTTGTGTTTGACGGGATAGCAACCCCGTAAAAAGTTCTGTTTTCACTCATTTTAGGAGAAAAAACAGATGGCTATGCACCCAAATCCAGATAGAGACATAAAATACATGAAAGAAGCGTGGGGAACCACTCGTTTGATCACTGATTATGCTCCATTGAAGCAAGAAACTCCGTCAAAGTTAAAAAAAAATGATCCTCCAGAAAATAGAATGTCAAAAATGTGCGGTGGCAAGGAAGGATTTGACGATTATGTTGAATGGTGGGTATAAATAGTATAAAATAGTATATTTCTATGCCTGTCAGTAGGTCGTTTAAAGATCTTAGCATCACTTTTGATAAGCATCCGATCACCAACGACCTCATGGTGGTCAAGGATTTTGTTGCAATTAAAAAATCTGTGCAAAATTTATTGACCACCTATCCAGGAGAACGTTTTTTTAATCCAAATATTGGTAGTAAGATAACAAAATTGTTGTTTGAACCCATTGATTACATTACTGCAACTACTGTTCGTGAAGAAATACAGTATACGATTGAAGCTTTTGAACCAAGAGTGTTGTTAAATTCAGTCGATGTAGTTCCAAACTTTGCAGAAGATGGATATGATATCACAATTGATTATTCTGTAGTTGGATTGGAAGAAAAATCAGACACAATCACCCTCTTTTTAGAGAGAACTAGAGGATAATGGCATACAATCAATTAACAAGTTTAGACTATTTTGATATAAGAAATGCTCTTAGAGACTATCTAAGAGCAAATTCTGAGTTTAGTGATTACGATTTTGAGGGTTCTACTCTCGGTATGCTACTGGACGTGTTGGCATACAACACATATTACACATCTTTTAATGCTAATATGCTTGTCAACGAGTCATTTCTTGACTCAGCGACTCTCCGAGACAACGTAGTATCTCTTGCCAAGCAACTTGGGTATACTCCACGCTCTGCTGTAGCATCTGCAACTGCAGTAAATTTAAATGTAACACTAATTGGCAACACATTGCCACAATCAGTATTTTTAAAGAGAGGGAATGCATTCCTTACTTTAGTGGACGATGTATTATATCAGTATGTTTTGCTTGATGACGTACAAGCAAATGTTTTACCAGATAACACAGTAAATTTTGAAAATATCAAAATATACGAAGGAACGTATATTTCCAACAGATACACCGTTCCTGCTTATACAGGGTCATACAGCGTTGTCTTACAGAACGCTAATATCGATACATCATCTATTCGTGTAAATGTCTTTGAGAGTTCAAGTTCCTCTTCCTTTGAAAAATTTGTACAATCTGATAATATTTTAAATGTAGGTGCAACATCACCCACCTACTTCGTAACAGAAGTTGAAGATGAGAACTATAAAATTACTTTTGGCGATGGAATTTTTGGGAAAAAGTTATTAACTGGTCAAGTTATTGAAATCAGTTATTTAACAACAAATGCTGCTGCCACAAATGGTGCTTCGGTATTTACATACAATGGTGTAATCACTGATATTGCTGGTACATCATCATTTGCTACCACAGTAAATAGTGTAACTTCATTAACAAAAGCATTTGGCGGTGAATCAATCGAAACTATTGAAAGTATTAAAAGAAATGCTCCTGCATCATTTGGAGCTCAGAATCGTGCAGTAACATCTTTAGATTACGAAGCAATTATTCGTCGCATCTACCCAGCAACAGCAGATGTTATTTCTTATGGAGGAGAAGAAGAAAATCCACCTGAATATGGAAAAGTAAAAATTTCAATCAAACCAAGAAATCTTAGTTTTCTTTCTTCTTACACTAAATCTGTTATTTTACAAGAACTTAGAAAATATTCGGTTGGAGCAATTACTCCAGAGATTGTAGATCCATCGATTATCTTTGTTGAGTTAATTTCTAGAGTATTTTATGATCAGTCGCAAACTAATTTAACTTCTGATCAAGTTAAACAAAAAGTAATTTCTAACTTAGCAAATTATATCAATTTATCAGATACAGAAAAATTTGGAGGTAAGTTTAGATATAGTAAATCAATCAGTACAATTGATGCATCCGATAGATCTATTCGTTCTAATCTAACTGATATTAGAATGAGAAAAGATTTCTATCCATCGTTAAATAATAGTGCATATTATGAGTTTTGTTTTAACAATCCATTTGATGACGATATTGATGTTCAAACATTAGTTTCTACTGGATTTGTTGTGCAGCAATATCCTAATTATGTTGTCTATATCGAAGATAGAGATTCAAAAGTTGTTCTCTATCGTTTAGATCCTCAAACTGGAGATAAAATTATTTTGAATAGTGAACAGGGTGAAATTGATTATGCAAAAGGTGATGTAAGATTATACAATTTAAATATAATAAAAGGATCTTTCTCCGACAATAAAATAGAGATTAGATTGAAACCACTCTATAATGATATTATTGCTAAGCGTCAAGTTTATCTTGATGTAGATATTGAGAAAAGTTCATTTACTTTAATTCAAGAATAGAAATAAATGGCAACTAAAGTAAAAAGTTTATCCGCTCTTATTGATGGTCAGTTACCAGATTTTATCTCGTCTGAGTATCCTAAGTTTTCTGCGTTCATGCAGAAATACTATGAGCAACTTGAATTGCCAGGTCAACCAATTGATTTAATATCAAACTTAACTAAGTATCGTGATGTTGATACTTATACCAATACTTTATTAAATCAACAAACCGTTTTAACTCAAAATATTACAGGAAGTTCAACAACTATTAATGTTGCAGATACTTCTTCTTTTCCAGAAGTAAATGGATATATCTTAATTGATGATGAGGTAATTTTTTACAAAACAAAAACTGCTACATCGTTTTTAAATTGTTATCGTAACATAAGTTCTACTACTAAACTTGGTGATTTATATAATCCACTTGGATTTAAAAATATTCCAACTACTGAGTCTGGGGTTGGAGTTTCGCACTTAACTGGTTATAGTGTACTTAATATTAGTCATCTGTTTTTATATTCTTTAATCAAAAATTTTGAATCTGAATATCTATCATCTTTCCCAGAAACAGCATTAAAAACTTCAGCCGACAAGAGTTTGCTGATTAAGAATATCAAGAAATTTTATGCATCGAAAGGAACAGAATCTTCGATCAAATTTCTATTCAATTCATTGGTTCCAAGTGACGGTCCCAATGATCCTACAGTTTATTATCCAAAAGATTCTACCTATAAGTCGTCAAACGGCGAGTGGGTTCACAACTATTCATTAAAAGCAAAAATCTTAGGCAATATTACAGATATTCGTTATCTGATTGGTGGAAGAATAGTACAACAAGAAGATCAGAATGATTCTAGCGTAGGATATGCTTCGGCAGTTATCGATAATATCATTTCTATTGGTGAAGGGTATTATGAAATAATATTAGCGGAACAGAGCGTAGTAGGACAATTTTCTGTAATTTCAGAGACTTATTTAACTACAAATCTTTTATCAAATCAGACAACCAATAAAAGAATTAATGTTTATTCTACGACTGGATGGAGAACTGGCACGGGAAGTTTAATTCTTGGAACAGAAGAAATAACTTATAAATCAAAAACAGTAAATCAATTTATTATTGACAGTAGAGGATCTACTCCTGGAACATATTCTGTCAATACTCCAGTTTATAAAAAATCCAATGTCAATCTAAATTATATTGACGAAAATAATCAAACTCAAAATAGATCTATTCTTGTATTAGGAATACTTTACAATCTAAACCAAAATATTCCTACTCCATATTCAATATCGGGAGATACTATTCAAATTGCCGATTCTGGGTTTGATGCCAAGAATCCAATTATATTCAATAAAATTGCAAATTCTATTCGTTGGAGTTTGAATGAAACTAATGTATTCTCTTCGGTTAGTTCGTTATCTGATGTATTAGTTAATGTATCTGCAATTTATGAAGATGACCAGTATTATTATATTGCATCATCTGGATATCCTAATCACACAATAGGAAAAAATGATTGGAATGTTACTCTACAAGATCAGAAGAATTTAAAATTAATTAGAAAATACCCCACTAGAACTACCGAGATATACGAAACAACCACTAAAGATGTTGGTGTTCTTATAAATGGTGTTCCGATTAGAGGAGTTAAAGATGATGAAACTATTACGTTTGGAGAAATAACAAAATTTATTGTAACTAATAAAGGAAGTGGATACTTAAATCCTCCAAAAGTTCTAGTTATTGATACTGCTGGCGTAAGTGGTGTTGCTGAAGGACGTGCTGTATTATCTGGCGATGTTGTAGATAGAATCGATGTTATAGAGGGCGGTGGAGGATTTTTCCCTCCTGTTCCAACAATTGTAATTACTTCTGGAAGAAATGCTACTGCAGAACCAGTAATTACAAACGGTAGAGTAACTAGTATAAAGGTAACAAATGGTGGAGAGTATTATACTACTCCTCCTAAGGTAATTATTAGTGATGCATCAGGGAAAGGAAGATTTGCTAATTTTACCGCTGTTATTTCTGATGATGGAGAACTTACTGGATTCATTAAAAATGATGAGGGAAAATTTTATGATCCAACATCAACTACAGTAACCATTCAATCAGTTGGTTCTGGAGCACAAGCAACTTCTTTTGTGCGAACATGGACCAGAAATAGATTTGAAAAATTAAAATTAAATTTAGATGATAGTTATGGTCATTATTTTTTAAATAATAATCCTTCATTAGGATATGGATATAACTATGTCGCAAATCCAAAAAGATTGAGAGTAGCAATTGGAGACAATTTAGATAATATAGGTAATGTTCCTAATACTTTAGTACATTCTCCTATTATTGGATTTGCTTATGATGGAAATCCCATCTATGGTCCATATGGATACCAAAATCCTGGAAATTCTACATCATCTGTTGTTAGAATGACTTCTAGTTATAAACTAAAAGTCTCTAGAACTGGAGGACCATCTACAACTGTATATTCTTTGGGATCTTTTGTAGAAGATTATGAATATGTGCATAGATCAGGAAGTTTAGATGAAAACAACGGAAGATTTTGCGTTACCCCAGATTATCCAGATGGGACATATGCATATTTCGTAACTATTCAAGCAGATAATACTCCAGTGTATCCATATTTCTTGGGTAAAAATTATTATTCAATTCCAGTAGATTCAAATTATAATAAAACAATATCTCAAGATGATATACCACTTAATATTTCTAGATTAAGAACTTCTAGAACAAAAAACAATGGAGATGGTGTAGTTGCTTTTATTGAAGAAACTAAAACTGGATCTATTTCAAATATTGATGTAGTTTCTTCTCATAATAGTTTTTCAGTTGATGGTGTAGTAGATGTAGATTACTCTGGAACAGGTGGATCTGATATTTTAGCGAAAATTTCTAGTGTAAAAGGAAAAGACGTAAATTCTTTACTATCTTCATTTGGCATATACAAATTTTTTGATTATTTTAATGCAACTATCAATTCGCAATTAATTTCTACAGGGGTTACGAGTTATCCAGTCAATGTTAATTCATTAGGATTTTCTACAACTATTGATGCTAGAGATATTGTTGATTACACTCTAACTACTACAGATGTATTAATGCGTGATAATTCAATTGTTATTCTTTTACCTCCATCTTTAGATAAATGCGTTAAATTAACCACAGAATCTCCATGTTATTTGTATGATGGTGATATTATCACACAATCGGGAACATTAGCAACGGGTAGAGTTGTCGGTGACGTGGTTAATTCAAAAGATATTGTATTAAAAGAAGTTACCAAAAAATTTGAAAACATTAATTCAACTGCAACAAATACCGTATCATCTTCTATAGAAGTAATTAGTGTTGTAGTTGATAAAGTCTCTAGTTATAGTTTAGGTTCACAGATTTCACAAACAAATGGAAAACAAGCAATAATTCTTTCTTCATCAAATAACAGAATTAATTTAGCATCTAATACATTTGAACTAAATGAACCTATTATATTTTCTTCTGCATTTTCTGGTCTCTTAACTGACAAAATTTATTACGTAATTAATCCAACTCCAACAACTCTTCAAGTTTCTACCACTCCTAACGGCAATCCTGTATTGATATCTGATAACACTGCTCCTGGAGCAGTGATATTAAATCAAAAAGCTTTGGGTGTAGTTTTAGAGACAACAGAAGAAAAAAATACCTGTAAAATACGTGTATTACGCGGAAATTTTGAAGTTTCTTCTAATTATTTCTTAAAAACTAGTGATTTGAAAGATACGATTGGTAGTAAAATTGTACAGAAGAATCCTTTAAGTTATGATATAAAAGTATTAACAAATACTGATAAAATTGCTATTTTAAAAACTAATCAAAATCATGGCGTATCAGTCGGTGATTTAATTAATGTTAATATAAGACCAGATGATACAAATACTACTACCACAATCTATGTACGAAGACGAATTTATCAAAAAGTTAAGTTAAACACACCTACTTATAATAAAATATTAAGTGATACTGGTGTTGGTAGAGTTTTAGTACTCAATAGTGGTTCTGATTATGCATATGATGTAAATGGTAATGCAACATACACAAATGTTGAATTAATTTTTGCAGATCAAACTAAATGTCGAAATGAGACTGGACAAATAACCAGTGATTTGACAAACGCTGTTATAGGAAATCCTGGAAATACAAATAATGCAAAAGCTACGATTAGAGTAACTAATGGATTAGTTACATCTATTCAAATTACATCTAAGGGAAGATTCTATACAAAAGGTGATCTTCTTACAGTATCACCTAATTCAATTTATAGAAATCCAACGTCATCTTCTACTAGAACATTAATAGTAGAAGTTGATCATGCTGGGTTTGCAAAATTAAATACCCAACTATTTTTAAATGAGGTAAATTCTGTATCTGTCAATGATTTTCTACAATTAGGAACTGAAATTCTTAAAGTAACATCTGTTAATAATGTAAATAACTCATTAAATGTACTAAGAGCCCAAGAAAATACGGTTGCTTCCGATCATATTAACAATGAAATAGTAGAAGCATATTTACCAAAATATCTGTTCAATTTTAACTATCAACTAGGAAATACTCCTTCAGATCCATATATATCTTCTTATGATCCAACAACTAAAGAATTAGAAGTAACATTTGATTCTGGAAGTACGTTAACTACTATTAATCCGTTATCTTCCTCAAGTTTCTTCTATGATCAAAATACTCCTAGAAAAATAGTGGGAGTTGTTGATATTTTGCAATCCCCAACATATAAATTTGAATTTTCTTATGATAATATAAATTGGACTAAGAATCCAATCACTCCTATACAAAAATATTACAAATATAAGTTTGACACTTCACATCCATCATTATCTGGGAGTTTTCTCGAATTTTCTCCCAGCGGAAATTATAACATAATTACAACAGAAGTAGAAAAAAGTCCAATTATACCAGGATTTGCAAATTCTTTTACAACATTAAAAATTGGATTTGGTGCTAACATTACATCCAATACTTTTACAAATATAAAAGATACAGAATTTACAAATTATTATTATTTTGATAAAAACAATATTATTGATTCCGAAAAATCTTATTTAAAGATTATTGAAGATCCTTTACAAGGAGAGCATAAGATTGTATACACTACTCCCCGTGAAATGGTGTATGAAGTATCTAATTATCCTCAACACTCTGGATCTGGAGTTATTTCATATACAACTACATCTTCTGGTGCAATTGGAGAAATAAATTCAATTAAAATAGTAAATTCTGGTAAAAATATGTCTAAACTACCAGTAGTAACTGGAGTTCAGCCGTCTTCTTCTACTGAATGTAAAGTTGATGTTGCTTGGAATGAAAATACTGGCAGTATTATTGGTATTTCCATAATTAATTCTGGATCGAATTATTCTAACCCAAAAGCTATTTTAGTAAAAGGAGATGGGAGAAATTATGCATTTGACGTTAGAAAAAATGCTGATAATACTATTTCAGCAGTGGTGTTGTTGAACGGAGGAACAGGATTTACATCTAAACCAGAAATTAGAATTATAGAAACAGATGTTAAAGCATATTTTTCCAGTAAAGAAATAGGTGTTCCATCCAAAGTATCCATAATAGATAACGGAAAAGGATTTAATAGTGATGTAACAACAAAAAGAAAGATTACTTCTAATAGAATTTTAATTCTTAAAGATTTCCCAGTAAACGCATTTTTTGAAAATGAAATTATAGAGCAATATGATGGATCCGCTAAAATTGCTACAGGATATGTTTCTAAGGAAGGATGGAAAGAAGGTAGTAACGTTCTTCGTCTGAATCGAGTAGAAGGAGAATTTAAAACTAATTTATCAATTGTTGGCAAAACTCAAAACAATACTGCTAATGTAGTTTCTTCTTTTGTTGGAGAATTTAATTATGATGTTAAATCATACTTCGATAATATTGGTTACTATGCTTCTGATAGATCTAAGATTAGTTCTTCTTCTCAAAAATTAGCAGATTCTTATTTCTATCAAGATTATTCATATGTTGTTAGATCAAGAACTCCTATTGATATTTGGAGAAGATTAATAAAATCTTCTACTCACCCTGCTGGATTCCAATTATTTGGCGAAGTTGCTATAGATTCGGTAGGTGTTGCTAAAATTAATAGCATACAACCAAAAATTGATCATGTTTCATCTATTCAACTCTGGGATCCTCAGAAAAATAAAATCACTGTTGAAAAATCTTATAGAACAGTTACCAATATAACGGTATCATCTAGTTTTGTTGATAAACAGAGAGGAAAAGGTTCATTATTTGTAAATACGTTTGATGATTCAGAAACTCAAAGTTATGAGTTTTATCTGACTCCAGAATTTAATGGTTATTTTGACTCAAACGGTAATAGAGCTGGAACAAAAGTATTCACTATGAAAGTTATTGGAAGTAATAACAATCTGTTTATTCCTACTCAAGAAAATATTGTTATCACATTGGATGGTATAATTCAACAACCAGGAAAAGCATTTACAATTTCTGGTACACAAATCACATTTAATGAAGCTCCTTTAGGATATAGAAATTCTATTGGTCAATCAATATCTTCATCAACATATGTTGAAGGTGTTGATACACCGAAACAAAAATTTGTAGGAAGAGCATTACGATATAAAAATACCATAGTAAACTCTACTTACTTTAGAACTATATCAGATATTTCTTCTCAATTTGATGGTGTAAAAAACACTTTTAATTTATTTAATTCTAGTAATAATTCAGATATTATATTAGAATCGGGTGATAATTTAATCGTAACTATAGATGGTGTTTTACAAAATCCTGGTATAACACCAACTTTTCCAGTTGATAGATCATATTATATCAAGAGATCTGTTACTCCAAATCAAATTGTTTTTACCGAACCTCCAAAATCTGGACAAACATTTGGTGCTTATTCTATCTCAAACTACGAATTAGCAGAAATTGATGATTCTTTTGTGAATGGATCTTTTTATGGTCCATTTATTATGAGAAGGAGATCTAATAAAAAACCACTTGAAGTTTTTAATGATAATAATTTATTAGTTTTTGTAGATAGAATTTTACAAAAGAAAAATAGAAATTACATTGTTCAAGGATCATCTATTACTTTTACTAATCCAATTATTTCTGGACAAAAAGTAGTTATATTGTATTTTTATGGTAGATCAGCTTCTACTAATATAACTGCATTCAATTATGAAGAAGATACTTATTTTAACTTAGTAAAAATTAATTTAAACTATGTACCACCATTAGCACAGTATGCGGATAGAATTGCATATCAAGGAAATAACATTCAAAATAATACTGCCATAGGAAAAGCAAAGGGAATATCATTAACTCCTACGGGATCTGTTTTACTTGTACAAGCACAGAATGCACAATTTGTAACTAATCAAAATATTACTATTGTAAATGGTTTATCTTCTGGTTTAGGAGATTTAGTTATTCCTTCGTCTGCAATTGTCGATATAAGTCCATTTGAAACAGATGATGAAACTATTGGTATTTTGCAAAAAGATAATTCTGGTTGGTTAATTGGATCTTCTTTGAATAAAAAAATACCAAATTTTGTCGATATTGGAGACCAAATTAGAATTGATGGCGAAACTAAGTACAGAACTATTCTTTCTCTTCCAGATAAAGTTTTAAAGACTCAATATAATACTAATTCTTCTATTGCTAATAATTTCTTTGGAAAACTCACTGTTACTCCAAATGATGAAACGTATAAAGGAGAAGGATTAACAGTATTTGCAAAAATTGAAAATGGACAAATTACTTCTCTAGAATGGAATGATAGAAAATACAATCAATATGGATTTGGGAAATTACAACCTGGAGCATATGGGTATGAAAATGCTCCGAAGTTAGTTTTTGTACCACAACCTTTACGAGATGAAGGTGGAAGCATTGTTGCTCCAGCTCAAGGTGGAGGTGCAGAAGGATTCGTTATTGTGAGTGGAGGAGAAGTGATTGATGTTGTTTTAACAAATCCTGGTAGTAATTATTTAACTTCTCCAAAAGTTTATGTTGCAAAAGGATATGATATTATCAAAAATCCTGAAAAGAGAGTTAATAGTAAATTTGAAATAACGTTTTTCCCAAAAATTTCTACAACTATATTAATATCTTCTCTAGTTAATCTTGAATATGGATTTGCAGTTCACGAAGAACCATCTATTATTAGTCCAACTGAATTACTGGCATCTTCTATTGTAATTACAACAGGAATTAATACTTTAAGTACTACTCCAAATATTGTAGATATTAAATATGATTCTGTCACGATCAAACAAGAATTGAATTTAACTACCACATTAAATTCAGTGGTATCTTTAACAAAAGATATTATTGTTAATGTTCATACATTATGGGATAATGTAAAAGAATCTACCATTAAAGAAGTACAGCAAGAAATAACTAAAACAGTTCCTGTAGGATTTACAGATTTTTATGCGGAAGAAGTAAATACTCCAATTTCATATGCTCCATTAACACTAGGTTCTACATTGAAAAAGTTTGAAAATGGAGCTTTTAATGATATGGGATTTGTAAATATGGGAGGAATATCTTTAGATCAATTTGAAAGAACATATGGAAATATAACAATTCAAGATTTTGAATTGAGACCAAATAGTGCTAAAGCAATAAATGAAGATACTTTAATGAATCTTGGATATGGATCTACTAATGAATATGGCGCATATTTACAATTACCACTAACAACAACAAGCTCAATCATTTATATTTCAAATACCGACAGATTCCCATCATCAGGAAAACTTTTGGTAGGTGATGAAATTGTAACTTATACTTCTAAACTATCCGATCGTTTTATTGGTGTTTCCAGAGGTCAGTATAATACTACAGCAAAAACACACGATGCTGGAGATTATTTAAGAACTCTGAATTAGAGGTATAAATATAAATAAGAATTACGAACCAATTAGCAAGAGAGAAGTTTTCAATGGCCGCAATCATTTCTGAAAAGTTTAGAATTTTTAATGCCAAGCAGTTTTATGAATCTCTAACAGAACCTACTGGTGGTTTAGATACTTCTTCCGAAAGAACTAGAATGTATTTTTTCGTAGGAAGACCTCAGAGATGGTTTGCATATTTAGAAGTTTATAATAAGTCAGCAACTGATTTTGTTGCTGGGCAAAAAGTATTTGTTGGAGCAAACTTTGCTTCTGCCACTTTCCGAGCAGATGTAGTTGCATCATATTCAAATAGTTTACTTCTATCTGCTATTGGTCCAACTGCTGCTGCAGTACCTGCTGCTGGTTCTACTTTGACTGGTTATAATCCAGTTACTAGCACAAATACTGCTGCAACAGCGTTAAGTGGTGTTTATCGTTTTGCTACAGATGACATTCCACCTGTACCATATGATAACCAGTCAGAAAAGTACATTTCATATGCTGACATCCTTGCAGCAAAAAGAATTACTGGTGAATTTGCTCGTCCAGTAGTTAGAAGATATAACTGGGATATTTCCACAAATAGTCGTTTTGATATGTGGAGACCAGATTATTCAGAACAAAAAACTTCGGCTGTAACGTTATCTGGTGGTTCAACTGGATCTCAAAATATTTCAACTGCTAAATTTTATGTTGTAAATAATCGCTATGAGGTATTTAAGTGTCTTTATAATGGGGAAAGACCTGCTTCTTTACTACCTGGCGGTGTATTACCAACCGTAGCATACGAACCATCTACAGCACCTTCTAGTGGCACCTATGCTAACGGCATCTACAAAGAACCAGCCGACTCAAACGGACAATCAAATTATATCTGGAAATATATGTACACTATTTCCACAAATGATGTGTTGAGATTCCTTTCTACAGATTTTATTCCCATCGTTGCTGATAACAATGTTCAATCAGCAGCAGTTGATGGCGCTATTAGTGCTGCTGTACTAAAATCAATTGGTTCAAATTTACCAACTAGTCAATCTGCACTTTATGCTCCTGTTTTAGGAGATGGATCTGGCGGCGTTGTTAAATTTGGAACAACTGGCACTGGAGAAATTAATTACGCTTACTTACATGCTGCTGGTTCTGGTTATACATATGCAAATGTTATTTTAAAGAATGGTAATGTATACTCCGATGCTGCTTTGACAACTCCAGTAACGGTAGGCGCTTCAGCAACTGGTGCTATTGAATGTGTTCTTTCTCCTCAAGGTGGTCATGGAAAGGATCCAATCATTGAATTAAATGCTAAGCGTATTATGACAAATATTCGCTTAACATATGCTGAAGGTGGTGGAGATTTCCCCGTAGAGAACGATTTTAGAAGAATTGGTATTCTTCAAGATCCTCTGCTATATGGTACTTCTAATTATGCTACGGTTGATACTCTGTCTAATCTAAGAGCAGTTAAATTAACTGGCGTTACTGGTCTTTTCCAACAGGATGAGGAAATTACACAAAGTTTAGGCAACGGAAATGTTGCAAAAGGAACTGTGGTTGCTTGGACTCCAGATGCAGGTTCAACAACTACAGGAGTATTGAAATATTTCCAATCACCAGATTATCATCAAGATAATGGTATTGTAAGACCATTTGCATCAAACGCTTCAAATCCTGTCACTGGATTAACGTCTAACATTACAGGAACAGTTGATACTTCATTCAATGCTTCATCTTTAGGAGCTACTTTTACAAATGGTCTTGCTTTACCAGAAATTCAACCAAATTCTGGTGAAATTGTCTATATTGAAAATAGAAGATTAATCACAAGAGCACCCGACCAAGTAGAAGATATTAAACTCGTTATTGAGTTCTGATTAGAATAAAGTAAATTTCGCAAGAGCTTGAGAATAAAATGCCTCAAAAGACAAATCTTAACGTCCCGCCATATAATGACGACTTTGATAAAGATAAGGGATTTTACAAGGTATTATTCCGTCCTGGTTATAGTATTCAAACCAGAGAATTAACTACGTTACAATCTGTTTTACAAAATCAAATTGAAAATTTTGGTAGAAGCAGATTTAAGCAAGGACAGCAAGTGGTTCCTGGTGAAGTAGCGTTTAATAATAAACTAGATTACGTTAAATTAGCATCTGTTTCTGAAGTTGCGGTAAACGTAAATGGAAATATTGTATTTGAAAAATATGATATTTCTAAATTAGTTGGAAAAACCTTGCAAGGTTTGTCTTCGGGAGTACAAGCATCCGTTATATGGTATTCTAAATCTTCCGAAGTTGAATCTGATGTATTGTTTATAAAATACACTAATAGTGGTAATGCAAATAATGAGTTTACTTTTAGACAAGGAGAAACATTAGAAGTATTAGATCTTGCTGATACTCCAACATTAGTTGTCGGAACTGATGGTAGTGTTCTTCCAACTACAATTACAGTAAAAGATTACGATACTGGAATTAGTAAAATTATTGATAGTCCAGCAATGGGTTATGCTTCTGCTGTTAAAGTAGAATCTGGAGTTTACTTTGTTAATGGTTATTTTGTCAACAATTCTGAGCAGTTGATAGTAGTTGACAAATATTACAATAAACCATCTGCTAAAGTTGGTTTTGCTATTACTGAAAATATTATTACTCCAGAAAAAGACAGTTCTTTGTATGATAATGCAAGAGGATCTTCTAATTTTGCTGCTCCTGGTTCACATCGTTTAAATATTGATTTAAATCTAGTTGTTCTAGATTTTGATTCATTAACTGATAGTCAATATATTCAACTGGTAACTATCAAGAATGGGGAGATACAACAACTTGTAAAATCTACCGATTATAATGTATTAGAAGAAACTCTGGCAAGAAGAACGTTTGATGAATCTGGAGATTATGTTGTAGATAATTTTTCTTTAGATTTGAGAGAATATTACCAAAAAGATAATAACAAAGGAGTCTATCCATTAAACGAAGAAACTGGATTAGTAAATGGCAAAAAAATTTCTGATGCCTCTGAATTAATGTTAGCTGGAGTTGAATCTGGCAAAGCATATATCAAAGGTTATGAAATTATTAATAAAGAGAAAAAATATTTAGAAATTAATAAAGCCAGAGATACTTTAGTACAGCAGAACAACAGAACTAAATTTTCTTCACTGGCATATTTTAATATTACTAATGTATATGGAAGTATTCCACTTAATGCTGATGGTGCAGAATTAACTGCATATCCAACAATTTATTTAAATTCTGCATTTAATGATGGATCTATTGGATTAAACAATACAGAAACTTCAACATATTCAAAACAAACTTTAAATCGCAGAGGTCAAAAATTTGGATTAGATGATGGTATCATCACATTGTATTTACGTGATCCAGCGAATTATGCATCTAGATCTTTTCCAACTGATTCTGAATTTGGAACCACATTCACAAAACTTTGGTATGTTGTAAATCTCGGATCTTCTGCTGCAGCAACCATTGCAAAAAGTGTAGATGTATTATCATATTCTGTCGTAAAAAGACCCGATATTCCATATGTAGGCACCACCGAACCAAATTATCTAGAACTAACTGTAGTTGGCAACAAAGAAGATATTCAAATTTTCTTGAAAGAATATGATGATTTTGATACCATAAAAAGAAGAAAATTATTCTTAACTCAAGATGATGCTAGAGAATTTTATTTTCAGAGTCAAGGAGTAAATGCTTCCATATCTGCATACTCAGAAATTATAGATTATAACGATGTAGTTACTCCTATTATTGGTGCAGCAAAACCAAAAGATTTTGGTTTACAAAAAGTTGGATCTGGATTCAATGTAGATACTGATATTATTTTATCTAAAGGAAGATTAAATTCAGGACAAACAACATATAACTCTATATTCAAATTATCTTATTTCAATCCAACATTTTTTACAAAAATTGTTTTGGATCAAAGTATTGCTACAGAAACTTTTGCACCTGGAAAATATATTACTGGATTAACTAGCAAAGCTTATGGTATTGTAGAAGGTTCTGCTGGTACAAAATATACATCTGGTAGTATTTTATATGTACGAGTATTATCTGGGCAATTTGTGTCTGGTGAAACAATTGCAGACGAATCGGGAAATACTCAAAGAATAGCGAGAGATGGAACAATTTCTCATTTTGTAGTAAATTATCGAGGAGAGGGATATCCCGCTACATCAAAATTAAAAATTAATGGTATTACTTATGATAATTCTGCTGTAGAAATTGGTATTACTGGCAATTTCATTTATAAGGTAATTATAAAAGATAAAAATTTAGTATCTCAAACATATTCTACTACTCCGACTATTTCTTTTGATACGGGAAACACTAATGTAATTTCATCTGCTGTAATCTCTCCTGTTTTGTATAGAAATAGTGTGCAAACTTATGGAGCAGAAAATGTAAAATCGATGCATTCGTCATTTGGTGCAGGCGATGTATATACATTCACATGTGATGTAGAGACTTTTGATTCTTCATTTTTAAATACTAAAGTATTAACTGATTTTACTTTTTCTGGATCTAGAGGATCTAAGTATATCGAATGTAATGGATTTTCAGGAAATCCAGCAACAGAACTAGTTCCTGGAGATTTACTACAATTTACTGATACTGCTAATAATGTTGTTCGTGTAATTGTACAAAGAATTGATTTACCAGAAGGTTTAATAAAATCCAGAATTTATTTTGATAATGTTTTACAAAATAATGTTGCTAACACGAGTGTAATTAGAGTAAGACCAAATGTTGGTAATGCAGCAAAATCAACTTTACTTATTCCAACATCAGCAAAATATTTAAGTAAAATTGTACAAGATCCAGAAAATTCAGAAATTTCTTACTTCTTTAGAAGAGATTTTGTTACTATTGCTTCTACTAGTGGTGGCAACATCACATTTGCTGCTCAACTTCCATATGGAACTCAACGTTTTGCTCCATTCTCAAAAGAAAATTTTGTTTTAACTGTATTAGATAAAAAATCTTCAACTACAGTATCAAATGGAGATATTATTTTCTTAAAAGATAGTCAAGTTACAATAGAAAATTCTTTAATTTCTGAAACTGGTGGAGTAACTGCTGGTAGCGTAATCATTAATTTGCCAAGTAGTTTTTTTGGAACAACTTCAAATTTCCCTGTGTTGAAACTAACGGCAACGGTAGAAGTTTTAAAAGCAAGACCAAGATTAAAAACTTTCTATGATAATAAAAGAGTATTAATTATAACACCTGGAGATAAAGTTATTCCATTAAGAGGAATTGATATTGATTCAAGTAGTGATGAAGTTATGTCATATTCTGATGTTATAAAAATTAGATATATTTACGAAGGAACTTCGCAAACACCTCCTGTAGTTTCGTCAACTGGAGAATTAGTAACGGGAACAGATGTTACTGATAAATTTACGTTTGATGATGGTCAACGTGATACATTCTACGATGTTTCTCGATTAGTTTTAAAACCTGGATACGAAACCCCCACTGGACAATTAATCGTTGCCTTTGATTACTTTGAACATTCTCAAGGAGATTTTTGTACGGTTGATTCTTATGTACATGAATCTGGTGTTTCTATTTCCGATATACCTAATTTCAATTCTGCAGTTTTGGGAAAAATTTCTCTTAGAGATGTATTTGATTTTAGACCAAAAGTAGATTCAACTGCTATAATTAGTGGTTATCAAGATACTTCTATTTTATCAGTAACTGATTTCAATAGTTTCACAAAATCATCTGGAGTAGTTTCTAATTGTCCTGCTTCAGATTCTAATTTATCATATACAATCTCATATTCCGCATCTCAATTTTTAGATAGAATTGATGGTATTTTCTTGGATAAGAGAGGATCATTTATTGTAAAGGAAGGAAATTCATCTCTAAACCCAACTAAACCAGCAGATGTTGATGATGCAATTCCATTGTATTATTTTTATATCCCTGCATACACCGCAAAAGCAGAAGATGTAAAAATTATAGCAGTTGATAACAAGCGTTATACAATGAGAGATATTGCTAAACTAGAAAAACGTGTAGAAAGATTAGAGAATTATACTTTACTTAGTGTTTTAGAGCAACAAGCTTTAAACATGCAAATCAAAGACGAAGTTGGTTTAGATAGATTCAAAAGTGGTTTTGTAGTAGATAATTTTGAAAATCATGGTGTTGGAAATGTTAAATCTTTTGATTATAGATGTTCAATAGACACACAGCAATCTTCTGTAAGACCATTATCCAATGAAACTTCACTCAGATTGTCTGAAGTAAGTGTTAATGATGATCAAAGAAGTTTAAATAATTATAGAAAAACAAATCAAATTATTACTTTACCATACACTGATTTAGTTTTTGCAAAAAATCCATTTGCTACTAAAAAATTATCAGTAAATCCTTTTGTTGTTCTTCAATATGTTGGTGATGCACGTTTAACTCCAAATTTGGATAAATGGTTTGATCAAAAACAAAAACCATTGGTGTTAGACAATGATAGTAAAGTATTTACTGCATTCTATGCCAAGAGTGATTCTAGAGAAGCATATGCTAGTTTACACAATAACTTTATTGTTAACTGGATAGGAACAAATAGAGTATTTTATAACACATCTTCTTTAAGTAATGTATCGAGTACTATTGCTACTACTTCTACTACAAATGCATCAACTTCTAGTGTTTCTAATATCAGTCCACAAAATAATCAGCTAGCACAAAATGTTCCTTCCAAATCTGTTGGATCAAATACAGTATCTAGTGTGCTACAGCAATTCTGTAGATCTGTACCAGTATTTTTTACATTAACTAGAATGAAACCATTTACGAAACTATATTCGTTTATGGATAAACAATCTATTGATCGTTGGGTTATTCAAGATTTTAGATATACTGGAGTTCCTGGTAACTCATTAAGCACATTTAATAGTGGTATCGTTACTGATGCAAATGGTAATGCCAGTGGAATGATTTTAATTCCATCTGGTTATGCTCCTCAAACAGGATCAGCATGGACTGGAAATATTCAAGACGTACAATATGACGAAACTATTTCTGTATTTTTTACTACAGGAATTAAAAACATTAAATTCACTTCAAATCAAGAAGGATTAATTGATAGCAGTGTAGATTCATATACTGAAATTAATTATTATGTTACTGGATCGTTGCCAGAACAACCTTCTTCTATCATTTCTACTACTCCTGCTGTTTTAAAAGCTCAAGAGGGTATTCAATATGTTGAAAGTACTAGAGCACAAGTTAAACCAAATCCACTATCACAATCATTTAAAATAGAAAAGTTTCCTGGTGGTTTATTCTTAACTGGAGTAGATCTTTTCTTCAATACAAAGAGTTCTACTATTCCAATTAAAGTTTATTTAACAAATATAGAAAGTGGCAAACCAGGAAAATATATTGTTCCAGGAAGCGAGTCTGTATTAAATCCAGATACTTATATTAGAGTATACACTAATGGTACATTAAATGTAACTCAAGGAGAAAATTGCACTGGAGTTACTTCTGGAGCTGTTGGTCCAATTAAAGAAATATATGATAGAAATAATATAGTTTTAATTCCTTCGACTACTGGATCATATACATTAACTAATGATCAAGTATATACTATAGTATTAAGTAATCATAATGGAAAATCATTTGTTGCAAATGAAGAATTAAGATTCCCATCATTAACTACTTATAATGCTGCTCAAAATACAAATCTTCGTGCTACTATTGCAAGAAATTCAGGTAGATTAACAGAATTAAAAGTTAGTAACTTAGGATCTGGATATGATAGTGCTACCATTACTGTAGAAAGCCCCCAATTACCTGGAGGAGTTCAAGCAAGAGCAGTTTGCTCTGTATCATCTGGTAATATTTTTGCAGCAGATATATTAGTTTCTGGAAGTGGATATACTGACCCCCCATCAATTATTATCAATGGTTCAGGAACTTCTGCTTCTGCTGCTTCAATTCAATCGTACATTGAAATAGATACTCCTGCAGTTAGAATGGGTGTTGCCACAGATCCTACTAGTGGAACTGTTTTAAACTCAACAACACCAACCAAATTTACTTTTGAATACCCAGTATACCTACAAAATGAAACTGAATATGCTTTAGTAATTGAATCCGATTCTACTGATTATTCTTTATGGGCATCTAAACTTGGAGAAGTAGAAATTGCTTCTAATTCCGTGGTTACTGCTACTCCTTTATTAGGATCAGTATTCAAGTCACAAAACGTAGACACTTGGACAGAAGATTTATTAGAAGATATTAAATTTACTTTATATCGTGCAGAGTTTGATATTTCTAGAGATGGTATTGTAGAACTATCCAACAAAACATTAGGATATGAAATGTTGGATGCTAATCCATTTGAAACAGACTCATTATCTGATACTACTGCTACATCTTCTCTCTATAAAAATAATAATAAAATTATTAAAGTAAATCATAGAATCAATGGATTTGAAGATACTGGTAAATCATATGTAAGTTTTAAAAATTCAAATAGTTTTGGTGGTTTTGATAGTTCGCAAATTAATAACGTATTGTATCAAGTTACAAACACAGGAACCAATTCATACAATATTGTTGCTAGTACATTAGCATCATCAAATGCGTTTGGAGGAGGATCTAAAGTTCTTGCTTCTTATAATAAAAAATATGAAAAACTTTTTGCTCAATTAGAGTTCTTAAATTTTGCAGAAACAAAAATAAATGCTGAAGTAAAAACTACCAATATTTTACCAATTGATGTTGATGTAATTAATTATCAATCATATAGTCAAAGTGACTACGAAAAAACTTTCTTGAATGAAGAACATTTCTTCAACAACCAAAAGGTTGTTTGTTCACGCATCAATGAATTAAAGAATTTGACCACATCTTCTAAAAATTCTTTACAATACAAATTATCTTTATCTTCTACAAAATCATATCTTTCTCCAGTTGTTGATTTGAGATCTGCAAATGTAATTTTAGTTAATAATGAAGTTGAGAAATGTGAGGGTAAAGAAGATAGATATGGTAGAAGAGATCAATTACTTCAGTTCTATCCAGTTTACAAATTTACGGTTAATGGAACAAATGTTAATAATATCAACGCTGGAGATGCTGCAAACGTAAAATTAATTTCTGGTAATACATCTCAAGCGCAAGCTGCTATTGTCAAGTTTGATTCTACAACTGCTGAGCTTTATGTTAAAATGTTAACAGATACATTATTTACGCCAAGTGAATCATTAACATTTGCTTCACAACCATCATTAACTGGATTAACTATTGCTTCATCTGGATTAACTGATGTAACATTTAATATTCAAGCAAATTCAACTGTGACATCTGTAGATAAAACAGACACTACAAAATCTTATGATAATTTAATTAACGGTAAAGTGATTTCTTGGGATTCCAAGAAAAAAGTGTTACGAGTTGCTTGTAATAAGCAACCTATTAATGATAATTATATTTCTGCATCTTCTGTTGGTTCTGATTATGCTCGCATTTCTATTGCTAGTAATACAGGTTCTCAAGGAAAAGATATTTTTAGAGTTGGTGATCTAGTTGGTTATGAAAATCAATCCACTGATACTAAGTCGTTCTTAGAAGTAAAGAGCGTATCTTATGCAGATGGAGTACTATTTGTACCAGAAACTAATAATAATAGTTCTTCTTTAGCAAAATATCTTACCAAAGAAATAACTTTAGAAACTGCTGCTACATCAATTGATGTAAGATTAACTGCCAATATGTTTGAAGTAGATGATGTTCAAGTATTATATCGTGTGAATTATGCTACATCACAATATAATTTTGATGATTTATCATGGGAATTATTTAATGGCACAGGAAAACCAGATGTAGAAGTAATTCCATCTACCGATAATCTTATTGCTGGTTATATTGAAAATCAAAAAGCATATAAAGAATATAAGTATTCTGTAAATAATTTACAAGAATTTACTTCTTTTGCTGTGAAAATTGTAATGAGATCTTCAAATCCAGTATTTGTTCCTAAGATTCAGGATATTCGTGTTGTTGCTTCTTTCTGATAATGGATTATTCAAAAATTATAGAGCATGACAATCTAGTTAGAGATAACTCGACTGGAGCGGTTATAAATACTGATAAAAGTACATTTGAAGATATAAAAAGGATTCGTAGTAGTAATTGTTCCGTCAAACAATTGCAGACAGATCTTGAAAGCTTAAAGCATGAATTGTCAGACATAAAAAATCTTCTAAGAGAATTAATAAGACATGGCGGTTAGAGAAGTATTAAAAACGTATACGTTTGAACAGCAACGTCAAGAAATTAATAATCTATCCAGCGATGTTGGAGATGCTAGTTCTCTTACGACCACATCAAAGGTACTGACACAAGCAATTAATGATATTGTTAGTGGTTCTCAACAGTTAGTTAATGCAACACTAACAGGAGATTTAACAATTCAAGGTGGAGACATTTATCTACAAGATGCAGCAACTGATGTTTTTATAAGAGATAATGTTCTTAATGCTCTTTTAATAACAGAAGGAGCAAATCCATATATTAGTGTAGATACTATTAATGGTTCGGAACTTGTAACCATTCACAAAAATGCATTGATTGGTGGAGATCTAACTGTTAATGGCGATATTACTTTTAGAGCTGGTCAAGGATCTGCAGGATCAATTACTCTAGGTGATGGTAATACAGATAATATTGTATTTGGTGCTGATGTAAATTCCAGTATTGTTCCAAACACAAACAATCTTTATAATTTAGGTTCATCTTCTCAGATTTGGTCTAGTATTTTTCTATCCACTATTTCTGGTGGAACAAATGCAGATATTACTATTGATCCTAATGGCACTGGAGATTTTATTTTTAAAGGTGGAGTAGGTCAGAACTTTATTATTAATGATGGTACTGTAGAAAAATTTAGAATTGAAAGTGAAACTGGAAATGTTTTCTTCAGTGGTCCTATTAATGTTCCTGGTGGTATTGCTTTACAAGATAATACCACAAACGCATTTACAATTACTGAAGGAACAAATCCATATTTTACAATTGACACTGTAGATAACGCAGAAAAAGTTACTGTACACAAAAACTTAGATGTTCTTGGCGATCTCTATGTTGCTGGAAATGTAACTAGTATTAATTCAACTACAGTTACTGTAGATGACAAAAACTTAGAACTTGGTTCTGTAGCAACTCCAACAGATATTACAGCCGATGGTGGCGGTATTACATTAAAAGCTGCTCAAGATAAAACGATTAAGTGGTTGCAATCTACTAATTCCTGGGAATTTAATGTTCCTACAAGAATTGAAGATGGTTTAAAAATTTCCCAAAATGCAATTACAAATACTAATTCTACTGCTTCCGACATTACAATTACTCCAGGAACAGATAGAGTAGTCATTTTAGATACTCGTTCTGGTTTTGTTGTGCCAAAAGGAACTACTGCACAAAGACCAACAACTCCTATTGCTACGGATGGTCTTGTCAGATTTAATACAACTACCAATGAACTAGAAAGTTTTATTGGAAACGAATATGTTTCTATCACTGATCAATTTAGATTTGGTATTACTACACCATCTTCATCATTAGGAAATAATGGAGATTTCTATTACGATAAAGTTCGCCAAGAATTTTACGGTCCTAAAGAAGGTGGATCTTGGCCTGCACCCGTTTGCTTAAAAGAAGATAAGTTAGATAATGTAATCTATGTTTCTAAAAATGGAAGTGATACTCTTTATGATGGATCAACTCCTGCAAAAGCATTCAAAACTATCAAGAAAGCATCAGAAGCAGCAAGGGCAACTACAGGAAATACTACAATCAAAGTTGCATCTGGTGATTACTTTGAGGACAACCCCATTTATTTGCCAAAAGGAACTACTCTAATTGGCGATAACTTGCGTGAAACATTAATTAGACCACTAAATCATGGTGTAGACATGTTCTGGGTAACTAGCGGTTGCTATATTGCTCAGTTGGTTATGCGTGATAATTATGGTGATCCCAGCAATCCATCGGATGCTCTGCGTGGTTTAGGGACATTAAATGCTGGGGTGAATCCTTATATTAGTTCCACAACTTCTACATTTAATCTATTTCCTGGTCATAGTTTAAAAGATATAAGCGGAATCTACAAAGATGGTGCAAATATTCTTCAATATAGAAGAACAAACTTAATTACGTATGCATATTCACAATTAGTTGCTGGATATCCATCACTTGCCATTCCAGCAACTAATTTTACTGGTACTCTAATATCAGGTAGTCCTATAGTTACTGGTGTCAGCAGCACAGTAGGTTTAGAAGTTAGCGATGTTGTAACTGGCACTAATATTACTCCAGGAACTACTATTCTCTCAATCGACAGCACATCACAAATTACATTATCTGCTCCAGCAATCGCAGGAGAAAGTGGAGCTGCGTTAAGTGTTCCTGGTGATGGCAAGTGTAAGAGAGATTTAGGATTAATTTTAGATGCTATTATTCATGACTTAAAAGTTGGCGGTAATGTAAAATCTATTTTGGCAGGTGAATCATATAGAGATGCGAATGGTAACCTACAGTATATTACAACTGAGTTCATTGAGACGAAGTACGCTATCGATCAATTAAGATTGGCAGCAAGACAAGATGTTGCCGATGCTTCTATTATCACTGAACCAGGATTTACAACTCAATTTCCTGCAGTAACTGTTGGTGATTGCACCAATGTTCAAACCAATATTGACAACTTATTCGGTATTATTGTTTCTATTCTAGATGGAGCAGATAGTCCACAGTTTAATCCAGGTCCAGGTTATCTTTTAGTAGACCAAGAGTGGATGAGAGTAGATGATATTACTAATAATGTTGTTACTGTATCTACTAATGGAAGAGGTGTTCCTAATCCAGTCACAGGTGCGTCTTCAGTCGCAGCAGAGCATCCAAATGGTGCTGTAGTTACTCAAGGTGGCAGAATTTTTAGATATGCAGTTTCTTATCCAGATCAAGGCGGTATTAAGGGATCGGGAAGAATTACTTTACAGTCATCAACTTCAGTTGTTCAGGGTACAAATACTAAATTCTCTTCACAAGTTTTTGCTGGTGGATCTATTAAAGTAGGTAATACTTCTTATGTTATTTTATCAGTACAATCAGACACCCAATTAACACTTGCTACTGTTCCTTCATCATCGATCTCGTTAACAATTTATAAATTTATTCCACCAAAAGAAAGAATCTTCTTATCACCATATGTTCAAAACTGCTCTGTAATTTCTGTCTTAGGAGAAACATCATATAATAGCACAACTAAAGCATATGATGCTACCAAAACAAGGGCTGGTGGATTATTGATTGATGGTGCCAATCTTCTATCTGATACCCCACTTAGATCAATGGTTGCCGATGCATTTACTCAGGTTGTTTTCAATTCCGTTGGTTTCCACCTCAAGAATGATGCATATGCACAGTTGGTATCTGTGTTTGAAATTTTTGAGGATGTAGGCGTTCTTTGTGAATCTGGAGGTTATGCTTCTGTTACTAACTCAGCTACAAACTTTGGCAACGAAGGTCTAAAAGCGATTGGATTCAGTCCTGTAGCACTTCCATTCTATGCTAATGGTAGAGTTGCTGGTATCACCAACATTACAAAAACTTCTTTTGCTACTACTGCATCTGCAATTATCGGAACAAGTTTTAGTTCGGTATTGAGTGGAGCAAAAACTAGAGTTACCGTTAGAGTTTCTGCTAATGATATTAGTAAATTTGAAAGAGGACAAATTATTAGTATCACTGGACACACAGCAACTCCAAATATCAATGGTACTGGTATAGAAATCGAAACGGTTAAATTCAGTGATAACTATTTCACATTTATTTTAAACACCGCATTCCTGCCACAATATGCTCCTCCTTATGCTGGCGGAACATCTGGTAATGTTGTTATTACAAGTGGTTCTACTTATACCAAAGTTACCGCAATTAACTTCCAAAAGGCACCACTTGCAAACCAGATTGTAAAAATTGATCAGTTAGCTCCAACTCCAGATGGAGAATATATTGTTGATGAAGTATTTGTTTTTTCTCCTCCAGATCAAGGAAACACTTGCGAATTTAGTTTAGTACAGAAAGTTCCTAATGCAGACATCGGTTTAGTTCCTAATAATGCTGCTTGTGAATTGCGTACTCCTTCCAGTGTTAACAGTTCTGGTCATACTTTTGAATATGTTGGTTCTGGAACTAACTACATGGCTCTCCCCACAAATGGTGGTAGAGCAATTGCATCAAAACAAAGTGTTGAAATTAATTCTGGTAAGTGTTATGTTTCTGCGACTGATCAGGATGGTAACTTTACAGTAGGTCCAAACTTTAATGTTGACCTAAGAACTGGTAAAGCAACATTTACGGGTGCTGTTGCTATTGGTATCCTTGATTCATTACAACTCAAAGGATCTCCTGGTACACCTATTTTTGCATTCTCAACAAATACAGATTTGGGTGGATCTGCTGGTAGATCTGATACCGTTCTTCCTACTCAAAAAGCAGTCAGAGATTTTATAGTAGATAAAGTCGGTAACTTCTTTGACTTAGATGTTGGTACTGTATCGCAACCTGGCGTTGTTGTTCAGTTAGATGGTACTGGTAAAATCAATAGAGACCAAATTCCACCCCAAGAACCATTCAATGTTTATGTTGTTGACACAGATGCAGAGCGTCTAGTAGATGCAATTCCAACATTATCTAAAACTGTTGTTTCTCATACTATTGGAAGTAATGTAATAACTATCAATAACTTGGTAGGAGTTGCTGTTGGTTATGCTGTAACTGGAACAAATGTTCCTCCCAACGGATTAGTTGATGCAAAAATAGTATCTTTTGACACTCAAAATAATACTATTACTCTTGATGTTCCTGGTGCTAATTTTACTTCACAAATTACAGGGACAATTACAATTAAGAATGCAACTCCTTTAAAAGTTGGTGACTTCGTTGTACAAACAAATACTTCTAATCCACCTTCAAGATCATATATTCTCGCAAATCTACCAGCAACAGTAAATAACAACTGGCAGGTTATTTCATCAGAACAAGTTGATGCAAGTCAGATTGTTTCTGGTATTGTATCTCCTTCACGCTTGGGTACAAGGATCTCTAACGAGAATACTTTCCTTTCTGGTCTCAGTAAGTATGTTCCTCTTCCAAGAGGTGTTAGAGCGGTTCCTAACAGCATTTCAGGAACAAGTATTGTTACTCTTGGTAGTGATGGACCAATTTCAGTAAAAAGAACTGGCAGTTCTGTAAATATTTCTTCTGCCTTCTATACTAGTGGCGGTAGTCCTACCTTTACTTTCAATACATCAACTAATCATGGATTAGTTAATGGAAATTATGTTGAAGTTGATGGAGTATCTCCAGGATCATACAATGGTTATTATCAAGTTACCGTAATTGACGGAGACACATTTACTGTTCCAGCTGCGGTTAATCCTGGTGTTTATGTAACAGGAGGAACAGTTACTCAGGGCGAACCATACAGAACTGGTTTCTTAGACCTTGACGTGAATGTGGCTAAATTTGCTTCTGGTCAATCGTCTGGAAGTAGTGAATATGGTGTTGCTAGTTTTGACTACAGCACATTTGAAATGCTTTCGTCTACTGGGTATTCAGTTACTCTAAGGGACAAAGGCGTAGCACTATCCAAGATTGAGAATATTGGTCCTCGTTCTATACTTGGTAATACTTTCTACACAGAACAGAATGTTGCTGAAGTACCCCTAAGAGGATTTGCTGCAGAAATTTTTGAATATGAAACTACTCCAAATGTAAGTGGATTGTGGGAAATTCAAGAACTAGTAACTAATAGAACTTTGGGAGAAAGACCACAACTTCAAATGGTTGTTGGACAATCGATTAAATTCATTATGAAAGCTCAGAACGCTGGGCATCCGATGTTTATTACTACAGTTCCAGGTCAAACAGGAACTTTAGCAAATCCACCTGCTTCTGTTTATAATACTGGTATTACTAAATTTGTAAGTAGTGTTCAGAGTAATGGTTCTGGTGTAGAAGTTGGAGAGCTAGTAGTTACAGTAACTCAAGATACACCATCTATCTTATATTATCAAGATGGTTCGGATTCAACTAACTATGGTGTTATTAATATCACCAATTTTAGAGGATATAGTGTAAATGTTTCACAAACATTCTCAACTATTACACCAGTTGTAATTGATACTTTCTCAGCAAAAGATATTTACACAGCAAAATATCTTCTACAAATTCACAATAAGTATGTTGGTCCTACTAATGTACAAAATCAGGAAACAAAATATTTACATTCAACAGAACTCATGATTGTTCATGATGGTGTAGATGTGATGATTAGTGAATATGGTACTCTATGGACAAAGAATTTGGGAGAATTTACAGCAACTCTTTCAAATAACATCGTGTCAGTTACATATACACCAACTCCTGTAAATGGTGTTCCTGCTGGAAATCCTGGTGGTTATTGGAGTGGAGTTACTGATGTTATTTCTAACACTGTCAGATTAAGCAGAGATTTCTTAACATAAATAATGCGTATCGTAATTCTTTGATCACTTATGAATGCTGAAACTTTAAGGACCAATTTTAACAATCAACTAAAAGAAACTGAAGGTCAGATCGCTAAACTAAAAGGCGAACTAGAAAAACTAGAAGAGTACAAACTAAAGTTACAAGGTGGATTAGAAACTTTAGAATTGTTGGCTGCTCAAGAAGGCGAAGAAGAAGCGACGCCTGCAGCAGAGTAAAAAAAATAGACCCCTTGCGGGGTCTTTTTTTATCGGTTGAAATAACCTCTCGGGAATAGTTGCCCGAATCGTGGTCTGCGTCCAGTAAGAATTCCAGGAACCGCAGTTCTATTTCCAGTAACGCTAAAAGCATCCAAATTAGCAATATTATAATTCAAGGAAAAAGATATATTATTTGATACTCTAGTGACTGAAGAAAATACAGGATTAATAAATCCTGTTGATGTTGTCTGTTTAAAAGCAATTGATTGATTTGAAAATGTTTCTGCAGTTGTTGGTTGTAATCCAGTTAAAGTGATGTCTGCCATTAGGTTGTCCTCGCTGCAAATACCATGCCAATGGAAGAATTATTATTAATATTGTCAAGACCATTTTGTGACGTTTGGTATCCAGCAATTATGACTTCATAAATTTCTGATGGACTTACTGTAATTGTATCTCCTGGTCTAAATTCTGTTAATCCAGGACTTGTTGAAACTTGTAATAAAATATAATCATCTGGAATATAATATGGACATGGCATTAGTTGATTTGAAATCGGTATACCTTTCATTGGTTTATAGTAATTTGCAGATGAAGATACTGATTTTAATCTATCTGCATAATTTAAAGAAGAAACTGCATTAGTAGCAATATCATATGTAGAATTTCTATAATATGTTATTACTTGTCCATCTTCCGTATTGTAGTAATCACCACTATTGGGATAATTATATGTGTCAATATTAGATTGATATATTGATGCTGGGAAAACGACACCTGATGTTGATGTATTTCTCAAATAACCAAAATTTGCTTCTCTTCCTAAAGAATAATTAGCAAGAGATGATCCTTCATATTGAGAGTAATTCCATTTAGAAGCAACTCTGTGATAAGTAATAATTCCTCTGCTTGTAGTTCCATACTGAGTATATCCCCCATTCCACACATGATTTAAATCCCATATATTTGAACCAAAATTTGGTCCTTTATGTATAGAAAATGTTGCAAATGGAACTATTACATTATTAATTGTTTGTGTAAATTGAATTACTGCAAAATTAGTATCTTGTGGTGATTGTGCTCTATATAATCTAATTGACAATGGATATGCAGTAGGAGTAGAAGTTGTTGCATAATCTAAATATGTAACATTATTATCAGTATTTGTAATAGTATTGCCATAGTTACCAATATCTTGGTAATCTAAACCTCTGTCACCTCCATATAGTCCATATTCATAATTTCCACTATCACTTACAGAATTCGTTCCCAATACATTTAAGTTACACCAAATTGGACCAGAATTTAAATACATTCTATAATTATTGCTATTAGAGAGACCAATTCCGTAATAAGTAGTTCCAAAAGTTTTAGTATTATCATTAACTATTTTTACTACTCCAAAGTATCCCTGAGGATGTTTTTGATACATGGAGCTGCCAGAACCAAAATTCGTTGTTAAAATACTAGCAACACCTGTACCATTTGTTTGTTGATTAGTGGTTGCACTATTTACACCAAATACAATATCATTAGTTGTATCAGTACCACCAATTGCTGAACCTGGAATAGTAAATGAATCGTTTGCTGACCACCCAGATCCAATACTTACGATATTAACTCCTGCTATTTTTCCCCTATCGCCGTAGTTGTCAGGAAAACGATATACACGTAATTTCAATGACGATCTCCCACCAGAAGCAGGAACTGTGTATTTCCAATATGGAAAATTAACACTATAATTATTATTGTTTACTGATGGTAAAATTCTGATAAATCCCCTCATGGTAGGATTAGCAGAATTTCCATAACCATATGATCTAGTACCAGGATCTCCAGATCCAGCAACATCTTGAACATTTGGGTTTTCTGTTTCTGTTTGTGCCCATCCCCTTACTTGCCATGTAACAGAAGAAGTTCCTTGACCTGTTGGAAATACTTGATATGATTGTGATTCGTAGTTTGTAGTGTTTAATACTCTATTTGCTGCATATCCTGTTGAAGGACTATCAATTAAAAAGAAATTACCTCCACTCGTGGTATCATTAATCGTAAAATTAAGAATATCTCCCATCTCCACATCAATTTGATAATTATTATATAAAACATTAAATGCTCTTCTTAGCGGAATTAGATTCCACGATCCACTAGTAGCAGTTAAATTTATAGCAATTCCATTAGTAGCATCATCTAAAGTTGCTGCTAATTTAATGGTGATTGCATCAACTTTAATTGCATAGTATGTTGTGTTATTTACTAAAGGTGTAATACCACCAGACAAACTATCTGGATTCCAAACTACAGGATCTCCAGTTTGTAGTAAATGATTTGTTAATGTTAACGTATCATTAGCAGTACTAACTGAGCTAGTAAACCATTGTTCTAATAAATTGTAAGATGATGTACCATTGTTAGTAACATAAAAATATCTATTAATATTTGATCTTGTTGCAACTGCAGGACCACCGCAATATTTCCAATTTACATCTCCAATACCCAAGAGTCCACTTGCTGTGGTTCTTCCTGGAGGAACACAATAAACAGGTACACCAGCAGTAGAACTACCGCCGTTATAACCCAACTGACTAAATGCAGTTTCTAACGCATCCATTACATGTTGGCGGGTCCAACCAGTGTTTCCGTTATTAACATTAATAACTGATTTAAAAATTGCCATTTTTTATTCTCCGATCTTTAATGCTGTTAGAGTAACTGTAATTGCGGTGGATGAAGTGCTTCTGTTTGTGACAGAAAGATAAATTGTAGTCGTTCTTGGGTTGTCATTATTAAAACCTAAGATTCCAGGACTGATTAATACTGTGTTTGTGACACCATCAGTTCTGATCTCACTAATTACACCAGTACCAGCAAGAGGGTCTTGACCTTCGCTTCTGGTAGCATCAGCATCTCTCGATGCATCATCTGTATAAACACGAACCCATGCTTCTGCAGTGGTAGTAATTTTAAATAACGAATAGGCTTTGTATCCTGTAATATTTAGTTCTGCCGTTGCGTCAGGAGCGAGAGAAGCAGTAGTTCCTGACAAATCTTGAATTGAAGGAACACTCGATGCTACCGAAGCACTGACAACTCCGTTACCATCAATCGTTAAACCAGAACCAATCTTGATACCACCAAGAGTATTTGCTGTTGCAGCTGGTAGAGTGTATGATCCTGTATTAGCATCAAGCACTCCTGTTACTGGATTGATTGATAAGTTTGCACCTACTTTAATACCACCGAGTACAGATGCAGTTGCTATTGGTAATGTATATGCTGCTGGAATTGTTGGTTTATTTAAAATAAAATCAAGCGATGCACTGTTGGTTTGATTCCAATCTGCCTGAACAGGAGCAACACTACCGATTGTAATTCTTTTATTGCCAGAATCCCAATTAACTGTAGTGCCAGCACTTCCCGCAATTTCTACGCTATCTGTTAGTCCTGTACTTGGAACTAAATCGAGGAACGCATTATTGCTTGTTGTGTTTCTTCCTTGGAAGTCATACGTTATAACTGTGCTT